ACATGAGCGCGTATTCCAGGCGGTCGCGCATGGTGTAAAGGTCTTTTACGGCCGACGTGTTCTCCTCGACGTTGGTTAGGAGGTTAAACTCCACCATCGTCTGAGCGACCTTTCCGTGGACCTTTGTTCGCACCCCCGCGTCACTTACCTTCTCTCCCATGTAATCGTCGAAGCAATGACCTCCCAGGCCAGGAATACCCATATCCTCGAAGGCGATGCAGGGGACATCCTCGGCGTTCAGGTAGTTCTCGAACACGACCTTTGTCGGGGACAGTTGGGTCTGGATGTACGAGCGCAAGGATGCCAGGGCGTTCTTCTTGCCGGTCGGGATCGTCGTCGGTGCGGCCATGTCATCCTCCTATCGGCGGCGGGTTTACCAGAGGCGGTATCTTGCCAGGGTTGAACTGCCTTTTTTTCTCGTATGCGACTTTGGCGTTATCCATGAATCGTTGCCACGTCGCCTCTCCAAAAGCCTCGAACAAAGGGATCTTGTCTTCGAACCTCAAACCCTTCGACAGCTTGACCGTCTTCAGCTTTGTCCCTCTGCTCGAGTTCTTCGAGGTCGGCCCGTACCCGAACAACCCAAAACGCCTATTCATCACCTCGACGTACTGGACGTTGTTCACTATCTCCGTGAAGTATGGCCTTTCGGTGAAAAACCCAGACGCCAGCCCTTGAGCCATCGACGAAGGGTCTGCGTTTGGCGCGGACGGAAGGCTCCTTGTGTAGTCGTACCCGTAGGCGTTCGGGAAAGCCAACCACGCCGACCTCGATCTCCCGGTGTCCACCCGGCTGTACTTGATGATGTACTCAAGGACCAGGAACACCCACTTCCTATGCGCGTCCTGTGATGCTTCAACGAACCCGTCGAGGTAGGTGGCAAACATCGCGCTTGCGTTCGCAGGGTCAGACCGAACCGAAGCGGTGAGTCCTGCCATTACACCTTCCTCCAATGAGTCTTGGTGAAGATCCGTCCCCCAAGCCCAGGGACTTGTCGAGGGATGCCCACCACTTGGTACTTCTGCCCTCGGTACGTCAGGAGATCGCCTTGTCTCGGTGATCCCGTCGACTTGTTGTCGTACCCGAGGACCTTGACAAGTGAGTCGGTCTGGATGTCCCCGGCGATGAAAACGCCGCCCGAGTCTAGGATGTCTTTGGCCGAAACGTCGTAGACCCTCATCACGCAAGAGACGCTTTTACGGACGATGGTGTCCGACTTCCCATCCACCGTACCCGTCGCCGTGGTGCTGACATATCGGTGGATGATGACCCTCTCTCCCGAAAGAGGGGACGCCGATTTAACGTCATCCAACAGGCTTGAGTGGTCCTCCCCCTGGAGCATGGATTCCATCGTTTACCGTCCCGGCTGTGGGAATTGAGGTCGCCGGTTGTAGGTGGTCCCGTATGCCGGTTTGTACGAACGACCTTGGGCCTTCCAGTAGTCGTCACGGATGCTCTTCCCGCGTTCCTGGTTTTTGTCCCGGGCGTCTTTGTAGGCTCGAAAGACATCGCTCTTTTCGTAGGACTGCCCCTCGACCGACGAGGAGAATTGACGGGCGAACCTCGACATGAGGTTCTCGAACGCGGCGGCGGCCGCCAGGTGTCCCATCGCCGTGTAAAGGGCGGATGGGATCGCGGTCGCCAGGTCGGTCTGGGTGTAGTTCATCTCAGACAGAGCTTGGTCGATGAATGCGCCCATGTCGGTGTCGGTGAACCACTGGTAGTTGTAAAACAGTTCGAGGGTTACGGTCGGAGCGGATGAGAAGGCAAACATCCCGAACGCCGCGTCTGTCGGTGTGACGGCGGCAGGAGCGGCGCCATCGACCGACGCCAAAGCCCCGGCCAGAACGTTACCATTGGATGAAACGAAGGTTTTCTTCGTCCCGTCCACTTGGTAGGAGAGGTCATCCGGGGCGCAACGGTGGGAGGTGGATGTGTCGTCCACCATCCGGCGAACCATTGCTATGGCGTCAGCGATTGTCGACATGTCGCTCCTTAAGCCGTGGCGAGGATACGGACCTGGACAGCGGTGCAGGTGTCGAGGGTCAGGGATTCTACGATCGACCGGATGTAGGACGCCGGTCGAGGATAGAACCCGTCAGGAAACACCATCGCGCCATCGCCGTCAGCGTTCGTCGTGGTGATGATGTCGGTCCAGTTGACGCCATCCAGGGAGGTTTGGAGTTTGGCGGTATAAACCGGCGTCCCCTTCCCGACCTTCGTGACGCTCATCGAGTAATGCTTAGGGTAGAGCTGGCTCGACTGCATCTGGACCGGCTTACCGGCCTCGGCTTGCGTGTAGGTTTGGCACTCTAGGTAATTCACTTGGTCCTCCGGGTTAGATGGAAATCCCCGCCTCTTGGTACGTCTGCGGGATCCTGAACTTGGGGTAGTCTTTGCCCTTCGGGTCGAGGACCTTGAGGCGTTCCACAAACACCAGATCGACGAACTTTTTCATGTCGGCTTCGAGTTCGGCCTCGGTCTTGTTCCGGGTCTTCTTGCCTTCCACCACGATTGGGTCGCCCGATCCTTCCCCGCCTATGATGAAGGTGTACCGGAACCCAAGGACCTCCATCCACGCCTTGATGGTCAGGATGTCTTTCATCGGCGTGTTGGCGTCGAACAGGTCCACCATCAGGAACTTTCCCTCGATCTGATGGTAGAACTTTCGGGCCACGCGGTGGCGCTTCTTGCTGTCTTCGAGGTCCTTCGGGAAGTTCCAGACCGTGTACATCTTTTGGAACCCGACGGCCGCAAGCTCGAAATAGTCGCAGACCAACCTCGTCAGCCAGGTCAGAGGACCCACTTCGTGGTTGTGGTACTGCTGGACGCGGGATGGATTTTGTCCGTTCTTCGCCATCTCCGCTTTGCCCTTTTTCCGTTCAGCCTGGATCTGCGCGTCCTTCTGCTCGGGGGTCGTCGTGGGTTCGGTCGAGGTTGGCGGCTTGTTGACGTTCGCGGCGGCGTGGCCGCCTTTCGTTACCTTCACGGCGCTTTCTTTCTTCGGGGACTTCGCGGCATTCTTGGCGGCCATCAGTCTCTCCTGTTCCGTTGGTAAAAAAAACGCGGCGGCGGATTCGTTCAACCCACCGCCGCGTCGGTAAACTCCTCCCAGGCTTAGGCCGTACCGTCCGAACCACGGCCCCAGTACCGAGCATCGAACCAACCGTAGGCGTACCGGCGGTACGTGCGGTGGTAGAGGCTACGGCGACGCAGGGACTGACCCGCGTTCGGAGCTTCCATCAGCACTTCGAGGGGCTGACGTTCTTGGCGGCACAGGGAACGCGACTTGCGGTTCCCGACGTACCACTTCTTCTTGTCGTTGACCCCGTTGAAGTGCGGCTCCCACATCGGCACGATCGCGGCGTTCAAAACGCCCTGACCGGGCTTCAGCGGGTTCGGGCCCATCATGCCACCGACCACCGAGCCGGGGGTGGTCACGCTCGTGACCTGCGCTCCGGGCCAGTAATCGCTGTTCAGGATGTGCGAGGCGTACCAGCGGTACGCGGTGCCCACCACCAGGGTGTCCATCGTCGGCAAAATCAGCTTGCCGTTCGGGTCCTGGATGCCTTCCATGATGTCCAGAAGACGTTGCAAAGCGTCTGGGGACAACGCGGCAGGTGTGATCGCGTTCGTGCGGTTGCCGGACGTGACATACACGCCCGAGGTTCCGTCCGGGTCGCTGTACGTCGCGGCTGGGACGCTCACGCCCGAGTGGGAGAAAGCGGCGCCGGTCAGATACCCGGCCCACATGATCTCTTCCTCGATGCGGTGGTTGCGCCCGACGCGGCTGGCGTAGTTCATGAACTCGCCCGTCTGATCGTCGTCGATCATACGGCGGGAGATGTTCAAGGCCAGACCCTTGTCCTCGTTCGTGATCGTCAAGGAACGGGGAACGATGTCCGTCTCCGGTGGCTCTTCCATGTCACCCAAAGGCTGGGGCATGTCCGGGTTGAACAACCAGGCGTAGTTCTCTTGGAACCGCTTGGACGGCACGGTCATCACGCACTTGTCGGCGATGAGCTTGCCTTCGTCCACTCGGTATCCGTCCTGAACCACGGACTCGACACCGGCGCGGGTGAAGAAAGCGAACCCGGACTCGCTGATGCCGGCCTCGAGGAGGGCCGTCTCGACCTCCTTGATGCCCATGTCCTGGAAGTTCTCCAAGAGATCGACGAAATGCTCCCGACCGATGGACTCCATCAGTTGGGCCGTCTCCGGGCCGTGGTCCTTGTAGGACTCGGACCCTCTGACGTGCGGATTCAAACTGCGGTCCAGCAGTTTGTTGATGTCTTCGCGCTTCAGCGCTTGGTGTGGCATGAGTTCCTCCTCAATTCATCGGCGTGGCCGGGTAAGGAGCCCGGACGCACACCAAAACGCGGTCGGTGGCAGTGGCGGTGGCGATGGTGTCCTGCTCGCCAGAGACATAGCCAACGGAGTGAGTGTTGCCGCCGACAGTCGAGGTGATCGTCTGTTCGTCAGCTCCGATGAAGACTTTATCGCCCGACTCGTAGCTGTCGCCAGCCGTGGCCTTGAACGAGAACTGCCCGATGCGGCACACACGCGCCCGAAGCTGGGGCGGGTTGGGCGTCACGTCGGTACCGTAGATATTCACGGGAACCTCGTCCATGCACACGCCGACGCAATACTCGGCGTTGGCGTCGGTGTCGAGCGGCTTGAGATAACCAGCCGTCTTGTCCATGTAAGCCAGGGACTCGGCGGTGATGGCTTCACTCAGGCTGATCGGCCAGAACTCCTCGGGGAACGCCCCCTTTTTGAACAGGTGCTTCATGGTCAGACTCCCTTCGCGGTGTGGAGCAAGCGCTGGATGGACGCGCTGGCTCCGAGTTCGCCGCCCGTGGTATGGGCCGCCCCGCCGGAAGTGACGCGCTCGAAGCCGTGACCGGTGCCCCGTTGGGACTCCTGCAACTCAGCTTGGATGTACGCCTTCACCTTCGTGCGGATCTTGTTCTCGTCGCGCTCACCTTCAAGCACGACCGTTTTGAGGTATTCCTGCTTGGCCGGGGCGAGACCGCTTTCCTTGAGCAGGGTGGAGGTCAGGAGGTTGATGTACTTCGTCTCGCCCTCCGACTGCTTGCCTTCGGCCTTCGCTTCGCCCTCGATCTTCGGCTTTTCTTCTTTCGGGGGTTCAGCGGATTGGGTGGAAGGTGTTCCGGGTTCTTCGTGCTTCACGATGAGAGCGCCCTCCCCTTCACCGGCCTTAGCGAACCGCTCGGCCATCTGGGCGTGGCGTTCGGACATCTTGGCGAACGACGCCTTCTGCGCTTCGTCCTGACACGCTTCCGCCTGGCTCCGGTATGCCTCGGACTGCTTCCGGTGGGCCTCGGCGGACAGAGCGTCGTCGGACAGATCGACACCCGGTTGTTGGCCGGGGGTCTGCGACTTCGGGTCCATACCGTCCTCCTGTTTGTTGAGTTTCAGCGCAGTCCCGAGCTTGTCGATCATGCGCCGAACCTCTTCCATCCCCGGAGTGGTGCCGTTAGAACACAACGCCCGGACTTGCTCTTTCACGGCCTGGAAAATCTTCACGGCCTCGTCGCCTTCTTTGTCGGCCTCGGTCAATCGCCCAGCGTGTTGCATGGCGATGGACAGGGCTTGCTTTTCGTCGTACCCGCTACGGACCAACCGGCGCACGTTGTCCTTGATCGTGTCGTCGCCGTTGGCAAGCTGTTCGGACTCCGCGACGATGGTTTCGAACTGTCCGCCCCTGGCCGGTTGGGTCACGAGGTCCACGGACTTGACGTCGGTGAACTGTGTGACGCCCTTCCACTGCTCGGCCTCGAGTGTCATGGGCTTGAAGTTGCCTCGGGCATTGATCGAAAGACCGGCGAGGTTTCTCCCCGCGTATGCCCCGGCGTAGGTGATGCACTCCTTGATGAGGTCCCACGCCCAGGTCTTGTCCTCGCTGTTGAGGACGTGCAGATCGGCCGTGACCTTTTCGCCTTCGGATTTCACGTCGGAGAACCAACCGATGATGTCCCGGCTCTTGCGTTCGGGCTGGATCTGAGCGTCGAGCTTGGAGGGGTGGTCGGCGTAGCACTTCGAGCCTTCCATAAGCGGGGGGGCGCTGTCGATAGCGGCCTGGGTGTAGTAGTTCTTATCGACCTTGTTTCCAGGACCGACCGTGACCAGAGTGACCCTTGCGATCCGCTTCTTGTCGTCCACGACACGGGCTTCGCGAAGGGAAAGGAAGTCCTCGCCGTTGGCGTGGATGTCGACTTCGAGAAGAGGCGTGATCGCGGTGGGCGGCATTTATCCCTCGTGAGGTAAAAAAAAACGGCGAGCCGGGAGATGGGTCCCGACCCGCCGTCGTGTGACGTCGCCCCCGAGGGGGCATTCGCGTGTCGAAGGGAATATACACCCGCGACACGGTTGTATGTCAAGCCCCTATGATCTATCGCTTTCATGGACGGTAATATTTCTAGGAGCCTTTGGCTTCTCCATTTGTCCTGATTCTGTTTCCTGGCAATGCGTTTCGGTGTATTGCAACCCATCGTAGAAGTCGGGGATGAAGGATGCCTCAATCTCTGTTTTTTCTATTTTCCCATCCTTCCAGGTCACGATCGCCCTTCCGTTTCCGAGGGCCTTCACTCGCTGGTTGTGTCTGCGGACCTCTGTCAATTCATCGGGGGTTAGGTTCATTGTTTTTCCTTCCGTTCTCCGGTTCCGTTGCAATCGGTGCATGGCTGTCGGTTCTTCTTCAATATTTGGCACTCGTAGCAAGGGCACCACCCAGTCCCGCCGCATGTGGGACAATCGCCTGGTTCCGGGATGTACTCCTTGCTCCTGTCGCTCATTTCCGAACACCTAACTGGAACGCCGCGTCTACCCCTGGGTGGCTCGACATGATGGGCTTCGAGATGGTCGCCATCTTCGGTCGCCCCTTGGTGCATCGGTGGATGTAGAGCAGGATGGTCTGGAACTTACGAGCGGCGTCGATGTTTCGCTCTGCCAAGCGGAACAGTTCCGGGTTCTGGCTCTTCACGAGTTTGTCGACGTGGTCGAACATCATAGTGGTGTCGCTCCTGCCTTGGGTGTCACGGTGATCTGGATTTGACCGCTCCTGGTTACTCCGCCCTCTACTTCCACATCCTCATACGCGAACCCAAGTTCTCTAGCTCTTCGTTCGATGAACCTGAAATAGTCCCGCATGAATTCACGGATGGGGCGTTCCTTGAGGCACTTGGCTACCTTGACCTGTCTCTCGATGACCATCTTGCAGACGGCTGGCCCAAGGTCAGGGCCGAGCGTGTTCCGGTAGTAGTTCTCGTCCAGGTCCACCGGACGTTTCGAGTCTTCCTCAACCTCTCCCTGAATACCAAGCGACCGCATCTCCGCCGATGTCGGCATGACAATCTCGACCTTCGGCTTGCTCTCTTCTTCCGGCGTGTCGTTGTTCACGCATTCCACTCCTCGAAAGATTTGATGTCCACCTTCTGCAACCCGCCGCCTTGCGGGTTCTTCACTTTCATCTCGTACTCGTCGATGTGTTCGAGGTCCTCCATCCCCTCTCCGTATTTTCCCAGTAGGTCTTTCCAAGACTTCAGCTTGGGCCGATAGAAGCAACGGCAGTTGGGGTGAGCCGGTGGGTCCACTTCCAGGTCGTCGGACGCCTCCCCGTTGACGATCTGCGTCCTCGTCATCCCGTCCCGGTCCTGGCAATGTTCGCACGTCCGACCGCTGGCCGATACTGCCGTCCACACCTCGTCCTCGATCAGGTCCCGGTTGTCGTCGAAAGTTTGCTTCTGTGCGAGACGAGCTACCCGGATCATCTCAGTCCTGGCGATCATCGTCGCCCGGTAAAGTTGCGCAGAAGCCCTCGGCCTGGTCACGAGCTTCTCGCCGGTCGGGACGCCGGTCAGTTCCCGGATGCTTTTGGAGAACGTCCGAACGGAGTCTCCTCGGGCGATGGCATCGGTCAGACCTTCCTGAATCCGGTTTGCCATCTTGGTGTCGATGCGCCACTTGGCGTCGCTGAATTGTTCCCCTTCCCAAGGCGAGGAAACATAGGACCGGATGAAAGCGTCGCTCGGGATGTTGTAGTTTATGGCGACGTCGGGCGGGGTGGCCTGGTCGATTCCCCACGAGGTGTAGTCGTAGGCCGTCTTGTAGAAGTCCGTCAGGCCGTCCATGAGTTGCTTTGTCGCTTCGTCTTCGAGGATCCCCATGCGGTCTGCGATGAGTTTGGCCGACCTCGTGTCCAGTTCCATCTGTCGCCACTTGGTGAAGTCCGGTTCCCCTCCGGTCATGTACTCCGCGTTCATCACCATCAGGTCGTTGATGAGGCTGTCGACGTGTTGCTGATAGACGCGCATGAGGTCGACGGTGATCTGGTCCTCGGTCTTCAGCAACGACTGATGCGCCAGGTCCATCATTTTGGCGATGGCCTGACGCTGGTCGTTCACCTCAAGGAGTTCGGTCGATGGCATTACTTGTTGAGCCCCTTGACCGTAACCTCTCGGCGCGTGTCATTGCTGACGCTGGACACGTCCTTCTTGGCGGGCTCTTCCTTCCAAGGTTCGGTCTTGGCAGTAGGTGGGACGGTCGGAAGAGCGCCAGGGACCTGAGCCGTAGGAACCTTTCCAGGCATGAATCCGGCCCTCATCGACGCGGACAGGATGGGGTGCTTCCCTCCGCTCATCTCGTTTGCGATGTCGTCCAATTCCGCCAAGAAGTCGTAGTTTGTGACCCCGAGTTCCTTTGTCGCCATCTCCGCGACCCTCTGCTCGGACATCATCGTCCTGTCCATCAGCATTAACAGGTTTCGAATCTTCTCGGATGCGTTCTCAGGAGCGATCTCGGGCCACGCCACCTCGACCTCGTCGTGGCTGTACTGGATCCCCTTGGAAGAAGCAACGAAGTCGATCAGGCGAAGGAGGACCGTCTCTAGCTTGTGCCTCCTCAGTTCGATCTCTTTCGCGTTCGGCTCGGTCGACGTGATCGCCGTTGCCCTGGTCCCGCCTTCCGAGACTCCCATGTAGTCCTTAGAGGTTCGGATGCCAGCGGCGAAGATGGTGACGAGCATGTCGAACACGCCATCCCGACCCACCGATGCGGCCGCTCCTGAGAACCCGGTTGCCTCGCGCTTCACCGATTGGTTGTGGACATAGGTGCTGTTCGGCTTCGGGAAGGTGGCGTTCTCATCGTTCAGGAAGTCGTCGATGTCGGTCTGGTCCCCGTTTTCCAGGGTTACGTCCCATGCGAACGCGCATTCCACCATCGCACGGACGACCTTGTAACGCATGTACTCCTCGAGGAGATCGCAAACCCAGAGGACGGACAGGAGGTCAGAGCGCCCGCGCTTCTCGTTCTCCTGAACGTTGACCTTGATGTGGATGACGTTGTCCGGCTTGATGGTCTCGTAGATCCACTCGGAGAGGGGAACCTGTTCCCCCTTCGCGCCTTCACCGAAAATCTGATACTGCGTCTGGTACATGAGCCTGTACCCGTAGACCTGACGGATGTCCCGAGGCTCCGTGATGATCTCGTACACCGTGCCAGGGTCGATGGACCTCATGGTGGGCTCGTTCATCTTGTTCAGGAAGAACTCGACGAACAGTTCCCCGTTCTGGGACAGCATGGACGTCCAGGTGGTGGAGGTTTCGAGAAGGTCCTCCCTGCGCTCGAACTCCTTCCAAACATTGGACAGGGCTTCGTTCTTGATGACGATGCGCGGCCCTGTTCCAACCACGAACGCGGTCTTCGTGTCGATGCCAGCCTTTGCCAGAGGGTTGTAGTTGTAGGCTCGGGCGGCGTTGGAGAGCATCAGCCATTGGTCGGGGATGTAAAGCTGGCGCGTGTATGGGCCAGGAGGATAGGGGAGCGTCTGCCCTGGCTTGCTAGACGTGGAGAGGGCGTTCCAGTCCTGCATCCCCATGTCGTCCCATCCAGAGATGGATTCGACGAGTTCCGACTTCCCGTTCTCCTTGGCGATCTCCTTGACCTCTTTGAGCGCTTCTCGCATGTACGACTTGACGTCGACGCGGCGCAAGGTGCGCTGATCGTACTTCACAGACTCCTTGGCCTCGGTCGTGTCGGTGGCCGGTTCCATCAGGCTGTTCTTCTCGAGGACGATCATCCGGTCAAGCCGTGCGCGTTCCTTGGCCCCGGTGAGCGGATTCGTCCACAGAACGCCGTCATCCTTCAGCATACCCTCGTCGAAGAACCGGACCTTACGATGGGGGAACTCGGGCCGCTTGTGGAGCGCTTCGATGTCCTTGCCCTGGATGACCTTGTGATAGATACCCGCGGCCTTCTCGATGCCCTTGACCAGGCGTTTGCCTTGGCGGTCCACGGCCCGAAGCATCTGCCGTCGGACCTTGCGCGGGATACGCGCTGGGATTTTCTCTGAGCCAGGAATCGACATTTGCTCTTCCACGGTTTTGGCGGCCATCTATCTGTCCTCCCCCATTATTTTCCTGATGTTGGCTGGCACTGCGACCCTTGGCGTTTTCTTCTCTTCCGGCTTGCTTTGCCCCTTGAACCAGAGCATGGCGTCGTAGTTCTGGGCGTGTCGGTGGTGATCTGGGTCCGACTCCGAGTGAACCCAATTGTACGACACAGTGCCGCGCTTGTCGTCAACCTCTTTAGCCCTCTTGAGGTTTGAGCAGTGGTCAGCGAACTCCTCGACCTCCGGGCATTGCCTGGGAAGCCACATAAGGCGGTCCCTCAAGACCTTGAACGAGTCGTCCAGGCTGTTCGTGCGGTCCATCATGCAGACCCGGCTTTCCTCGTTCCATTTCGGGGGAGCCGTTCCGTGGTTGGGGCGGTAGTCTGCAAGCCACCCGTCCCGTTTGTATTTCTTGAGAAACGACCGCGCCGCCTGGGTTTCCGGCTCCCCGTCGATCATGTACCGCTTCACGTTGAACTTCAGGAACAGGTCGCCCAGGCGGTCCCAAATGACCGTGTCTTCTCCCAGGACTGTTCCAACCCAGATGTAGTCGCGCAGTCGGTCCGTCCCTGGGCGGCTGATGACGACCTTGAGGTATTTGTGCCCTACGTCCACGCCTGCGGTGGTTGGGATGACCGAGGATGTCGCCATCCGGTTGGGGCCGCAAAGGGCGAGGACGGCTTGCTTGGTGATCCATGACTCGGTGTCAGCGTATGCCATCCCAAGGACGCGATTGTAGAAGTTGGCCCTGTCTTGGAGGTTCAGGTATTGGTCGAGGATACGGGCATAGTTGGCGTTCGGGGAGTGGAGGCGCGATACCCAGTACCCGCTTTTGGTGATGGTCGGGTGCTTTGCGACCCACTCACCTTTACCACCAACGTTTTGGAGCGCTCGTCGGCATTTGATGCAGGCGAGGAACCCCGGCTCTATACACTCGGGGAATGGCATCTCGACGGGCAAGTTCCACGTGGAACAATGTGGGCAGACCATCGCCCAGTTCTTTTGATCTGTCTCCCCATACTTCCGGTCGATCCCGAAGCCTGGAAGCGTGGGGGTGCTGAAATAGTCCACGCACTTCCAAGGGCTGTCCTCAAGGCGTTGGAGGGCGACCTCGATGTCGTTCTCGCCCATGAGGTCCACTTCGTCGAACATCTCGAAATCGGCGGAGAAGGACTCCCGCTTGGTCTTGGACTTCATCCCGAAGAGGTACCCGAAGGCGTTCCTGATCTTCTTGATCTGGACGCTATCGGTGTCCTTGATGAGGATATGTACGGCCTGGTTATCCTCGATGATGGGGTTGAACTTGGACTTGACCAGCGCCGACATAACGTCGTCGTTAGGCATGTAATATATGCCGTTCCATCCCCTCCACCCCACTCGGTGGATGAACCTGAGCGCCATCGTGATCGTGAGGCGCGTTTGGGAAGACTTCTTGACGGCTACAAACGGGTTCTCATCTTGGAATATGTCCCACAGATAAGGCGCCCTCTTGATCTCGAAGGCGTGGTTTTCGATGCGCTTTATATGACGGCAGGCCCAATGCAGGCAGTCCTCGGCATCAGCCGCCGCCAGCAGTCTTTCGTCCGTTGGCTTTGGCCCACTCGCGGAGCGCCTTTTTGGTTTCTGGGTCGAGATCGAGTTGCGCGGCAATAGGTGCCCCCCCTGGGCCACTCAGTTCCACCTCTTGCTTCTCCCCATAGTCTCTCGGTAGGACCTTGGAAGCAATCCATTTGCGTGTGTCAACGCGCAGACGGTTACGGTTCACGCCTGCGGGGTCCAGCTTGGTCGTCTCGTTCCCCTTTTCGTCCACGATGGTCATGGTCGGTTCTTCTTCGGCTATATCCACCATTTCATCGGCGTATTGATGCGCTCGAATTTCCTTTGCTTTCGCGTAGTCGTGAAGAAACTCCTTGTTTTTCGCCAACCATGTGTACACCGTTCGGCAAGACGGCATGTTATCCGGTTCGCAAATGCTTGTCAGGGACTCTTTCGCGATGGTCCGTTCGATGATGCGGTCAGCGGTTGCCTTGCAGAACTTCGTTGGCCTTCCGCCTGGGTGCTTCGGCTTGTCGGTCATGTCATTGCCCTCGATGTGGGATTATAACAAAACCTCTTGTTTCATTCGTTTGGCCGCTATCTCGCAATATTTTTCCTCAATCTCAATCCCTATTGCTTTTCGACCTAAATCCTTCGCGGCTCGTAGCGTGGTCCCCGAACCCATGAATGGGTCTAATATAGTTTCTCCGACGTTACAGGATATCAATCTCCCCATCAATGAAACTGGTTTCTCGGTTGGGTGTAAATCGTTTCCGGTTCTATTGGCATTGATTACATCTGGCATCCTGGTTATAAATTCGTGTGATTCCATTGCGTAAAAGCAAATGGCCTCCCATTGCCTACCATGTTCGTGTTTCAGGTCCCCCATTGACCAGCAATTTTTTACCCACACAAGAACGCTTTTTGGTTTTGGCATTTCAATTATGTTGTCCCACCTGCAGAATACATAGCTTGCTCTAGTTGATTTTTCTATACATTGAGAAATAAATTGAGCGTCAAACTTTCCATCGCCAATGATTTTCTTGTGCTTTTCGTGTCTATAGTTTGAAACGAAATTCATCCCATAAGGAGGGTCCGTTAGTACCAGATCCACCTTCGGAAGCGTCGGCAATATCTCGCGGCAATCTCCGTGGTAAATGGTAACTGCGTCGTCTTGGTAATACGGTTTCAATTATGATCCCCTTTTGTACGATTTCGATATGTGTATCTGGTCAGAAGGTGTCACCCTGAATCTCTGTTTCCTCACCTTCGTCTTGATTCCGTCCGTTTTTTCTCTGTTCGCACGTATCGTCTCGTTCCTGAAAATTCGGCCTTTCCGTTGGGCGTTGAGTTCCTTGGCCTTGGAGCATGGCCTACCTTCTGTTTCACCCGTCTCGGCTTTGTTCCCACATGAGCATCGAGTCACGGCTTGCGCTCCTCTTTCGGTTCCTGGATTGTCGTCAACCTCTCGCGCTTCATGCCCTTGATTTTCGGGCAGTATCCCTTGCACAGACGAGAGAACGCGCAGGGCTTTCCCCAGTCGCACTCACGGAAGACGGACGTGGCATTCATCTCGCGATCTCCTTCGCCGTTTCGATGATGGCCTCCGCATTGAACCCGTCCACGCACTTGTACCGATTGCTCTCCGGGCATTCCAGCCAGTAAACGGGAGGCGGTTCGCGGTGTAGGCATCCCACGCACTCGGCGTTGCTCGTTACCGACTTCCAGGGGTACCCGGGTGGAAGCGTGTTTTCTGGCGTCGTTGAGGAGAACAGCAGGACCATCGGCGTGTCGGTTGTCATCGCCACCCACGCGGGGCCGCTGTCGGGTCCAACGTAGACCGATGCACCTCGTATGAGTTCCCGAAGTTCTGGGAGGGTCGCCTTCTTCCTGAAGTCTGCGAGTCCCGGATGGTCGGGGAGCATGTCTTTTCCGTGTCCGACGATGCAGACCACGAACCCCGCGCCGAGCAATCCGTGACAGACCTTCCGGTACATCAATTCGGGATAGTCGCGGTTCCTCCAATGCGTTTTCCCTGCGTGGACTACAGCATACCGCTTTTGGATTCCATCGACGCCCATCTTCTTGAGCAGGTTCGCCATGTCCTCTGGAACCGAGTGCAAGCGTGGGCGCGTGAGTTCCCATTGCGTCGGAGGTTCGATACCGAAATGGGCGCAATAACTCGTCGAGTGATTCACTTCCGGGTGTAACTGTCTTTGACGGCTACAGTCGATGATTCTCGCGAGTGGACGCTGGATGTCCGGTCCCGCGTCGATCACGTCCGGGTTGCCTTCGAAAACATGAGGGAAACCCGTCCTGACGTAGATGTCATGGGTTGGGTTGGCGACCCTGTAGGCGTGGATCGCGGCGGTCAATGCGATGACGTCCCCCATCGCCCCCGGCATACACACAATGGCTTCTTCCGGGCATCCGTTCGCGTTCCAAACGGCCGTGTTGATCTTGTGCCAGTCCAATCCCTCTTTGATACCCGAGAACAGTTGGCACCCTTCGTCCTGTCGGATCTTGTAATAGGCCTTCTTCATGACGTGCGCGTCGGACCTCTCCCCCCTCGTCGCCCCCTCTGCGTGGATGGCTTCCACCTCGGGATCCAGGATCACTCGGTATCCCGCTTCCCAGGCTTTGAAACAGAACGTCGAGTCCTCGAACGCGAGGAAGAACCGCTCGTCGAATCCTTCGATCTTGTCCCACACTTCGACGCGAAACGCGATAAGGGCGCCAGTCACGAACTGGAAAGCGATGGGTCCGACCAACCAGTCCACGTCCTTCTCGTTGGCGTGATAAGCGTGGTGTCCGCCTTCTTCTGCGTACTGCCATCCACCGGCGTGTTGGAGCTTCCCGTTTGGATAGAACAGCTTGGCCCCAACAACCCCGAGCGCGGGGTCTTCCTCGAAACGCTTCTCAATCTGCTTGAGGATCGGCTTGGTGAACAGGATGTCACTATTGACCAAGAGAACGATGTCAGCACCGTTCTCCTTGGCTTTCCTCACTCCCGCGTTCACAGTTTTTGAAAACCCCTGGTTCCCCTGGGTGATGATGATGTCCTCGGACGTGAGCGACGGTTCGGAAAGACCAAGTGATAGGATGCAGTTCCGAGTCATGCTTCCGCTTGCGTCCGTTGTCGGGATGACAATCTTGATCTTCATAGGACCCGCACCACCTTCGCGTTGTATTGTTCCAGCATCCTTTTCTCTTCCTCGAACTGCGCGTCGTAGTTCGGCTCGAACGTCTGGTGAGTCCCTAGGAAAGACTCGTGCCTACCTTTACCCCCGTCGATCCCGTTCGTGTAGACGGTCTTCGCTCCGTGGTGCAGGGCAATGGATAGGGCTGTATTGTACGTCGTGAATGCCTTGATGGGGTGGTGTTCGATGAAGCTTTGGAACTTGTGGCCGGACAGGTCGAACATCCACGCATCATGTCCCAACCCCTCGACGATTTCGGGAACCGTTGGACCGTGGCCGTTGGTTGGAATTTCGTTCTTGTGGATCGAATATGGGAACGCCAGGTTTTGGAATGACCTTTTGGAAATGACGTCGATCAGTGGTTCCAGGTTGTTGAACACCACCAAGTCGATCGGTACTCCGACGGTCAGGAATTGGTTCACCGTCTGGTTGATGCAGTACACCTTGCAACCTTCGGGGATCTCGGCGTTCCGGTTGAACGACGGACCCTTTCCGAATATGAACACCTTGTCGGATGCGAGGTGCGTGGCTTCGAAGATGTGTTTCATTCATCCCTCAATGTTTGGCTGTTTTCCGCTTCTCCAAAATTGCGCTTCTGCATCTCTAGCACAATTTAGCAAACGAGAAACTTCTTTCCTTTGTTCGTGTGTAGTACCGGGAATACAGGCGAACTCTTGACCCTGTGGACCTATCACATAACAAAGTCCAGGTTCCGAATAATAGTCGCCTGTTACTTTGGTCACTTTTCAAGCTCCTTCTTGGCTTTTACAAGCGCTGATATAACGTCCATTCCAGCCGAGCACACGTCACAAACATAGCCCACACTATCATCACATCTCGTGCATGGTGGCTGAGGTCCGGTCCCGTTTAATACGTATCCGCAGGATTTTAAGACTTCCGCCAACTCCCTCACCAACGGGATGAGAGAGGAACGGCCAGCGTTGAAACCGGTCGTTAGCAGTTCCACTTCGTTTCCATCTTCTGCCATGTCGTCTGTATTTATCTCCAATCCAAATGGACCAAGGACACCGCCTTTTTGTTCGTCGAATTTGTACGGCCCATCGCTCTTTGGCGTGTTGCAGGCGTGGCATGGCTTCTTGATGTGTTCTTCTGTCCGTTCATGTATAAAACCATCCATGCAATTAGGATTGCTGCACTTGTCGATCATCGTTTCTGCTCCTTCTTTACTGGGGCACATCCAGGGCAGGAACCACATGCGCCACATCCGGTCCATTCAGTTTCTGCCTCTTGATGGTGTTCCTTTGCGTGAACGCATTGCGGGTTCCACCACGGCTTTACACACGCGTCCTGGTTACTCAATGGGCACCTCATCATCCTTGGCTTCGTCATCGTTCCCTCTTTCCTGTTACCTGCACTCCGAGATGTAGTGGGTGCCGTGACTACTACCGGCTATTGCGAGTCCCCTGGTGTTTAATGTCGCCAGCGACTGTGCTGATTGACTCGCTACCCTAGGTCTTTCGGCGTCAGGTACCGCTCGACGCTTCCCTTGTAGCCTTAGACCATCCCGACGATTCGCGTGTCCTTCCACGCCGACCCACTACATCTCGGAGCACAGGGTTGAGGTTAAATCGATGAGTTGCATAGTACGCCACACTCAACATCCGATCCTCCGCGCATCTTGCGTACTCCCTCTGGTATCTCATCTAAAAAAAGAAGTAGTCTATTTCGTTTCCGATGGTCAAGGAATTTTTAGAAATAGCATCTACACTCTCAAACGCGCTTGGCTGTGTGTAGTCGTTCATGGCTTTGTCACCGCTCTCTTGAACTTGACAACCCACACCCAGGGATTGGCATCCCAAGAAGCGGGACCGTTGATGTGATTCCATAAACGCATAAACGCTAATTTTGCGCTCGTTCCTATGCACTCTTTTGGTTCATCCAGTCCAAAAGCGTGATTTTCGTATTGCTTAATACCTTCGTCACATGCGTCTTCCTCGGTGATGTCCTGCAACCGCTCCACTCGGATGTCGGTGATCTCCAACAGGATTCGAGAGGCCCAACGTGGCATGTGAATGGATGGGCGAAACCAATAACACTTCGTATTCAACGGTCTAGTTGAACGGTGTTTAGCTACTTGAGGGTGGTTTGGATTGAAAACAACGGTGTTTGGGCCCTCTGCTTTAAACCTATATTTTTTAC